AAAGAAGTAGAACTGATCAAACGCTTGTCCCAACTTCTCCAAGGCCCTAAGGCTATAATCCATTGTAGTAATATTAAGGCTATTGCGATTATGATGCCAATCGCCCATAAAGATACCTGTATCACAACCTTCCTCCTTTGCTTTGGCAATATACCAATCTACAAAGTCTTCACAGTCCTGATTGTGTACTGATGAATTGCTCTTGAGACCGAAATGAATATCGGTCATACACGCAACTTTTTTAAATAAGTTTGCCATTATTCTTTAACTCCGTTTTCGGTATCTATAAGATATTGGGCATGATCTCCATTGATTGGATTACCTTTCAACACTAAATGATCGTGCATCGCCATCATAGCATTGGCAAACCACGCAGTCATTAAAGCCTCACTATCAGACTCTACACCATCTTCCGACCATACTGTATACTTTTCAGCAAAGAATTTAGCCCAGGCTCTTGCATCAGGGTTTGTGTGAATAGACATATCGTAGTTGTTCATTTTTCTTCCCATATTTTATAACCATTGTAGAAAACACCTTCTTGTGTTTTTTTAATAATGGTGTTTGCCCATTGATTTGTTAATCTATGGAATTCACTTTTACTTGAATAGTATAACACATTACCGTCTTCCAGTTCAACCTTTAGTTTCTTCGAAACAGCCGCGGCACCTTTAATCGAATTAATCTGATTGCGTTTCTTCATTTCTTCTGGATTTTCCAACTGCCATTTTCTAATCCCTACTGCTTTTGTTTTGGCAATATCTGGATTTGCTTTGTAAAATTTCTTAAGGGTATCCGATTTCTTTTGATAAATTTCGTCAGTATGTAAATGTTTAGTTAATAATTTTCTATCAACTTCAGTAGTTCCTGCCCATTTGATATTTTTATTATAATTACTAAAATGCTCACCTAATGCAGATTTGATTTTGTTTATATCTGCAAGCGATAATAAAGTTAAATCGTATTTTCCTAAACCGTCTCCACCTGGAGTAGAGTTAAGTCCGTTTTTATAAGAATCGTATTGCTTAATGTAATCAATTTCCGATAACGCAAGTTCTCCAATAGACTTAAAGTTATCTTTTAATATTTCAACTACACAATTCTTTATGCCATACATATTCATAGCCTTATGTAATTTTGTTTTACATCTTGTAGTTGCCTCATCGCAATGCTTTTTCCATCGTGATAACTTATAGGACGGTTTAGTATCAAGTCCTATATAAACATTATTATTAACGATAATTTTATAGATAAACATATTTTAATCCAAAGTGTATAGTTTTATTTATACACTTTAGGGTTAAATCATTCTTGATTCTCATCAAATCGTTTAACAGCGGCCGCATGTTCTCCAGCACCAGTACGACTGTAGCTAGGATTCATGCCGTTGATTTCTAAAATATCATCACGAATATTTTGATTGCGTTTTTCAATATTGATAACACGAACAAAACTGTTAGTAACAGCCGCAGTAAAATAAGCAAACGGATTGTCGGATTTGCTTTCGTCAAATTGTAATCCAATCTGTGTTAACTGCAAAATGGCCTGTCCTTTCATTTCGTCATTGTATGTGTAACCGCGAACATTGCCACGGGTTGCATAACGTTCGCACAATTTTAACATCATCCTAGCTAAAGTGTTAGTAATTTGACCAGCATCTTTGTCGAACTTGCCCTTAACTAAATCACCTTTCCAATGACTTTTTCCAACACAAACAAGCTCATCGTTTTCATCAAATTTCCAATGTTGGAATGGCGGGAAATTGACCTTGTCCCTATGGTCTGCTAGACTCTTAGGATTCTTTTTACGAGTATTGTTCAATGGAATATGATCGAATGTCATGACCCTGAATACTACATCTGTTTTTTGAATCTTTTTATAGTCAACTTCACAATCTGCTTGTTTGACTTTTTCACCAGCAGCTTTGCGCCGTTGGTATTCTGCATCTCCAATTCTCTTAGCTCGATTACGTTTGGCTTCTGCTATGCTTCTTATATTGATCTTATCCAAACTAGCAACAATCATGTCATATTGATGATATTCTGGTTGTGTAAAACTGCAATACGAGCTTTTACTTCTATGTATTTCTAACAACATATCCTTGTTGTTTAGGTAATTTACTTTAGTTTGTGTTGGTAAAGTCATCCGTTCTCAGTCCTATAATATTAACATTATAAACTACGCACTTAATAAAGTCAAATAAATAATATACCAAAAGAGGATTTTATTATGTCATTCGGCGATAGTTTCATACAAACAGCTACCAGTTCACAGAACCTAATAGGTGCAGTGTCGTCTGGCGTAAACACAGCCAGTAGATTAGCCAGTGCTGTATCTACAGCATATAATGGTGACCCAGGTGGCTTTGGTAGCGCATTGAGATCCATTAACTTGCCAGAAGCAGGGGAAGCTGTAGGGGATTTAGTAAGTGCGGTAGCTAGTTTTGGCGGGGATGCTGATCCCGCAGATTGGCGTGTACGTTTAAGTTTAGTCAATTGGACTAGCTTCAAAGGAAGTCCTGTACTTAAACCGTTAAAAGATGCAGGTGGTCTCATATTTCCATACACTCCAACAATTAATATTGCCAGCACAGCATCATATAATAGTATTGATACGACACATACCAACTATTCTTTTAGAACTTTTAAAAATAGTGATCCAGGACAGATATCAATTACAGCGCCTATGAATGTTGAAGATTCAACTCAGGCTTTATATTGGATTGCGGCGGTTCATTATTTACGTAGCCTTACCAAAATGTTCGCTGGATCTGATCCAAAGGCCGGCAATCCTCCTCCAATTGTTATGTTAAATGGTTACGGAAATTATATTTTTAAAAATGTACCTGTTGTAGTACAAAGTTTTAGTACAAGTTTAGATGCTAACTGTGACTATATTGGATGTAATGTTGTCGGTAGTATGGCAGGTGACATACAGGGTGTTAGCGATGCTGTTGGCGGACTAGCTAGTAGCATTGGAGGATCATTAGGCGGAGCCATTCCTGGACTTGGCGACATTGCAGGCGGTATAAGTAGCATAGCTGGTGGTGTAGGACAAGTTGCTGCGCTAGCCGGAAGTCTTGGCCTTGGCGGAACTACTAGCGGCGGAGTAGCTCATGTGCCAACTAAGAGCTCATTTAGTATAACTTTACAACCAATTTACAGCAGAAATAGTGCTCGTAATTTTAGCCTTGATAGGTTTGTTGGCGGCGGGTACCTTAATAATTCATTTGGATATGTATAATGTCAGCACAATATTCTAACACAAGTCCTTGGTATACTACTCCAGTTAAAAATAATTATTTGGATATTTTATCTATACGACCTGTAAGTGCAGAAGTGGATGATTTTCTTTATACAATAGAACCACAGTATGCTTACCGTCCAGATTTATTGTCGTATGACTTGTATGGAACAACACAGCTATGGTGGGTGTTCATGCAACGCAATCTTGATGTTCTTCAAGATCCTATTTTAGATTTCTCTCCAGGAACTCAAATTTATATTTGTAAAAATAGTAGTCTAACTACAGCATTAGGTTTATAATATGTCAGTATTAGATGATATTTCAGGAGCAGTTGATTCAGCAACAACGTCTGTAGGCAATGCTGTTAGTAGTGCTGTTGGAGGTGTAACAAACTTTTTAAGTTCGGGACCTGCCAGTGCGTTATCGTCAATTGGAAATGCTGTTAGCGGAGCATTAAGTAGTCTTGGAACATTATTTTCTCCACTATCGGGTGTTAGTCTTCCTATAAAAAATCCGTTGTTTGCCTATGCTAGTTATGACTATGTATTGGGAATAGCTGTCCTTACAGATGACCAGTTAAACAATCCAGACAAAGGATATATGAGTGGCGTTAAGTTAGAATTAATTTGCAAAAGTGCCAACGCAGATCCTACCAACAGAGTAAAAACACCATTTGGACAGTTTGATTATTTTGTAGATAAACTTGAAATTAATAGTACCATCGGTTTGGAAAAAGGTAATAATACCAATATGATGGACATGAACTTTAATATAACAGAACCATATAGTATGGGTACGTTTATGATGAGTTTGCAACAAGCAGCTTGGGATTCGGGTCATGACAATTATACACAAGCAC